GGCTGGCGTCGTGAGGATCATGTATATTCCCTCGTCGAGCCCGAAGCCCGCCTGCGTCGTCCAAGTGGTGGAATCATCGCAATCCGCGAGTAGCGCAAGGCCGCAGCCCTGTCCCCGCAAGGCATGCATCCCACTGCGACTGGGAGTGTCGGCACCAACCAATTGATTGCTGCCAACCTGTGCCGCCCCGTCAGATCCGGCGCTCGATGCCCCTAAGGTTAAAGAGAACGGGGCCGGTGATGCTGTTGTCCCGCCCGCGCTGGCGATGATAAGGAGAGATGGCCCGCGCTGAGGGCCTAAACCCGAATTGACCGCAGCGGCAAGCCCCGTCCAGAACGCCGCACCGTTGCCAACGAGTCCATCGTAGATCTCAGGCTCAAATCCGGAAAGGAGAACCGACAGCCTCCAGGTGTTGGGTTGGGTGCCGGCACCCAATATCAGCGTTATATTATTACCTAGGGAGCCGGTGTAGATGGCCGTAAAGCTCGCATTGGAGCCTGGCACCACGACAGACGCGGCAGCATCGGTGCCGTCAGTTACGCGCACGCAGCGGAAATTCGTTGCGCCCTGCTGAACCGCTGTTGCGACATGCGTGCCCATGTCGCACTTCCGTGGTACGATGGAGCCAAACTGCTGTGCATAATCAGCCATCGTACCAACGATAGCGGGTTCGTCGACAGGACCCCAGGTAGCGGTCCCCACCACGCCGACGACGTTCGTCGGGACACCGTTCAAGACAAGGTTCTGTGGAGGAACGATCTGTACGTACAGATCGGGCACAATCAGCGATGTTGTATTGACATTGCCTTGTTGAGAGATCGGCACGTGAACTACCCTTTCGACGCTTGGGGCACCGCCACTTTGGTGACGAACTTCTTATATTCCGTGGCGAGAATCTCACTGACCTTCGCTGCATCAGTGATTGTATCGCCCCGAACAAAACCAAGAAATGGTTTTGCGACAACTAAATGGTGTGTCAACGTGAATGCCTAACCATAAGTAATATTACTGTTCAAATCAGATGCGCCAAAGAGCATCGAGGGTTGCTGGACAACCGTGACCGTCGGGTATTCGATCGTATAGACCAAATCCCGCCTGTAAAGCAGGGCGTTCTGGGCCTGATCATAACTCGTGGTATTTCGATAGATTACTCGGGCGCTTGAACCATCCGGAAGCGGCAGAAAGTTTATTTGATCGATCGCAGCGTCGATCGCTGCCGCTGCTGCGTCCCGGATTTGCGGGCTCGGGCACCAGCAGATAATCCGCAAATCCTTTTCCTGCCGCCGACTTTCGAAGGAGGTCGCATTGTCACAGACAACCCTGACCTCGATCAATCCCGCTCCAGCGATCATTATGGTGGAGCCCCGTACTGTCGCCGGGCGATTGGCCTGAATGAGTTGATTTAAGTTCGAAGCGACAAGATCAGGGGAGTCGCCTGAGCCGACGCGGTATGCATAAGCAGTTCCGTCGATCAATGCGCCGATAACGTCTCCAACTTTGGGGTTGCCAAAAATCGTTATCGACTGATCGGAGGCGCCGGCGGCCGCTCCTGGTTGTGATGATCTGGTTTGCCATTCGGGTAGATAGCGGGTCGTCATCCGGCCAGAATCGTTGTCTGTCACAACAGTAATATTTAAGATGGCCGCACTTAGGTCCGCGTTCAATGTTGCCGAGTTCGGCCACCCTCGATAGATCCGGCACAGTACACCAATAATACTCGACTGCGATGAGCCTGCTGGATACAAGATCGAGGTTACGTTGTTCGCAATTGCTTGCTCGACGTCTGAGATATCCGCCATTAGGTTGTCGCCATTCTAGCGCTCATTCGCCAGCCAAGATTGGTCAGTTCGGAGCCTGCTATCACCGCAGTGCGATTTAGATCGTCAGTAATGAGATCTCCAGGTGATAGTATTACGCCGGCAACCGCAGGAAGAAGAATGTTCCAATATGGAATGACCTGGTCAGCGGGCAAGTCAGTGACTGAGGCGCTTGATCGATTTTCGCCCAGAACACAGGCCGGCCAGCCTTCCAACAATGTCGCTGAACTGCCCGAAGTATAGCCCCCGTATGAGTTGAAGGCAACGGCGGTTTGCATATTGGGCCGAACGATTGAAATTATCCGATTGGTCTTTACACACAAAATAGGCAGCAGAGGCTCCTGAGACGCCACGAAGAAATTTCCCGTTTCCAAGACAAGGTAGTCACCGGCACGGGTGTAGCTGGCGTCAAAAACACCATGCCACAGCGCGTCGCCGTAGACATTGGTCTGTCCGCCATTGCCTTTCGCGGAGACGAATGTTGCGGGCAATCTCAGAAACCGGTTCTGCGGATGCAAAGGGCTGATTGGCCCCTTGGGTCGGAATGCGTCCGCAGCTTGTCCAATGTGACGAGCGGATATTCCTAGACCCAGATATAGACGGTCTTGAAGTCTTCGCGCGTCCATTTTCAAACGATCAAAGACGCCGTGCCGCTGGAGAGCGCAGGGCCTTTGGAAACGCCGAGGAAGCCGCACAAGCGCCGTCGCCATTCATCGAGCAGACGGATTCTGTCGGCCAACTCATCCTTGTTTCGGGTCCACATGGATGCCTGTTCCGTATCGAGGTTGTCGGATGCCGCAGGAACGGCCAATTCGAGCATGTTCAGATTGCCCAAATACCGCCGGGTGATTGCGATCTCAGAGGACGAGAGATTTGTGAGGCGAAACTCAAGCAGGCCATAGACCTGAAAGTAACGCCACGATTGCATTCCAGTAGGGGGCGCCCCATAAGCTGGATACCCGCAGAAGCGACGGATGTCCACCTTTTCGGCGTCTGTCAGAGGGTTCAAACGATTGATCCATCGCCGCGACTGAACAAGATACTGCCCGATCCCGAAGGGGAGACCGCGGCTGCGTACGAGATCAGGCTGTTGACCGATAGGATCAGCTTGCTGCCAGCCAATATTGGCATGTCTGCGGTTGAGGCTGTCACAGTATGGTCCGAACCGAACCGGACAAAGGCCAGGGCGCTCGTTGTATTTGTAACGACTACGGAATCACCGCCGCCTGATAGAGACGCATTCGCAGAGACGCTACCAACCGATACGCTTATCGTCCCGGTAGGGCGGAACGGACTTATGGAACCTAGCGGCATGATCGTGGTGCTCTCTTACTGCGCTCAGCCGATATGTTCCACGATCACCGCGCGCTTGTACGCAGCGTTGGTCGCGGTCGGAACCGTTGTGGGATTTGTCGTCGTATCGGATGGCGCGCAGAAACCACCTATCCAATACCATGACTGGGCAATGATCTGCTGCAGGCGGTCGATCGCCTCGCGGGTTACCATCGCGATTCCATCTACCATCGTGATGATCGCGTCCTCCGGAGCCACGTCCGTTGCCGCCATCCCAGCGAAGTCACCCTCGATCAGAGCCCCTTGCCCGCAGATCACGGGTCGACGGATCATCAGACCGGACAGAGTCGGATGCAACTGGACGAATGCTTCAGTCGTCGGCACGAAGCGCAGGCCGAGGAAATCGTTTGTCATCCCCTTCTTAAAGACCTGGTTGGCCGAGGTTGCACCCTGGAAGAGCTGCTTGAAGTCTGGATCGGCGAAGAGTTGCCGGGAAGAAACCGGATCGAGATAGCAGTTATAGGCACCGTCGATCTCAGGCACCGCGTTTAGCCGGAGTTTGGCAACCGCATCGAGAAGATTAGACATCGTTAGCGTGTCCGAGGCGGTGATCAGCGACGTGTTCGCACGCTGGGACGGGCGCACGATTGTCGACCCGCTGGCGGCGGTCACCGTATTGCCGGCGGTTCCGTCAGACACCGAGACCGACCCGGACAAAGTTAGCGCACCGGATACACCATTCGGTGCAGTTGACACATTCGTGGCGTCGATCGCGACCCCGACGAGAGTATAAACGTCAGAACCGATGGTGACCGTCATCGGATTGCTGCTACTGACCGCCTGCTGGACGCCATTTACAAAAACGGTCTGGAAGCCGCGCACGTCGTCGACAAAGATCGTCGGGCCCGCACTGGCGAGGGTAGTTCTGACACGGGTGTTGCCACCCATATACGCTCCGAACAGTGCGTTCCGGCTCAATTCGTCCAGGCTGCGGGCGGCTTGTTCGCCATTGACATATGCGTTCTGTAGAAATTGTGATGCAATACCGACGCGCTCGGTAACGACGTTGAGATCAGTCGTCGCGGCATAGAGATTAATGGAGATCGTATACTGCTCAACACCCCAGATGGTCGGCGTCAGACCATTGTCAAAGTTGGTATTCATTGTCGGCGCAAGCGGCGTCGTGATAGATGGCTTCAATCCGGCCCGGGTCTTCGTCAGCGTCTCGCCAATGCCAACGGCCACCGTGATTTGATCGGCACAAGCGCGGTACCCAAGCCGCGACCGCAATGCTTGGGCAAATTCGCGCTCAAGAAAGCCCTGCTGAATAATTGGCTGAAGTGAAACGGGGAAATTTTGAATACCCATCAATCGTCCTATCTAAGATCTGCGACCGTTGTCTGGTATAACGAACGATCAGAAGTGTTGCTTTGTAACCGCGGTCCGTGCTGCTGCATATTCTTCGTCGGTCATTTCCAACGCCGACTTTTGCCGAACCGGCCTTGATGCCGGGGCAATGGCTGAGCTTGATGACGACGTCACCGCAAATAACCAAGGCTTGTTCCGTCTGAGATCGTCCATCAGTTTTCGACCTCCAACTATATTATCGTCGCTGCCGAGTCGGACTGCCGAGACATCAATCATTTTCAGGCCATCCAAATCGACCATTCCTGCTCGGACGGCCTCTGTCCGCAAGTGCGCCGCCACGAGACGGATTTCGAACTCGTCTCGTAACTTGGCGAGATCCTCGGACGCCTTATGCGCTCGCTCGTCCAGATCTCCGTCTTGCTCTGACGTAGATGGTACTTCAGTCAAATGATCATCCATTTCAATCTCGCGGAATGCTGTCAAGACTTGTAGAGGCTGGTCCGGCGTCGAGGTATTCCATATCGTAACAAGCTGCAATTGCCTTCAGGGCGGTCTCCCGGCCGATGCATCCAGCAGCTACCAAGGATGTCAGTGACTGAACGTCTTTTTGACGGTCATCTGCCGTCGTGGGGTACCATCTCGGCCATTTGAGACTCAGTGGCGCACCCGGATCCAAGGGTTCAATCACCTCGCCCAGAACGACGAGGTTGTACCTCTGTGACGCACTGACGATGAGGCGGGCGAGCTGCAAAAGACCAGTTTCCCCGTAGCTGATCCGGAGTCGATCAGCCAGCCAGATTAGACCCTGATTGAGAAGCTCCAGGGCGCGGCCGGACTGCGCAGCGGTGATGCGCTCAGGACTGGCCCGATTTCCGTGGATGCTCTCTAGCGCGAGCTCGCGTAAAGTACGGACATATTCAATGACCGCAGCCGATGCTGTTCCCCCGATCTCCAGGAGACGGGCGTCGCCCTTCTCAGAAACGATAAGAGCGTTTCCTGCCCCCTTTATGAATTCACCGTCTGGAAGTGCAGGTTCTTTCAACAGCAAGGTCGGGTCGCTGCTATATTTTAACCCACGGCCCACTTGACTGAGCTGATAGTCGATCTCAACCTGGGTATGCATCGCTGCTGCAAACGTGCATGCACCATCGACGCTGTCGCCAGTCGTGGGCGTTCCGGGCAAGTTCTTGATCCAAACGATCGGCACAGCGCCGAGTTGGTGAGATACGGACCGGGTAGTATCGACAACGGCGGGAAGCGACTTTCCGACAGGCGTCGGCTGAAACCAGGTCTCACTTCTGGCGTCCCAGCGTCGTGCGAACCAATATTGTTCATCCGGATCGTCGATAGCATAGCCATTACGCAGGAGATCCGCGCCGGTGACTTTGTATCGCTCATCGACCCTGGCCAGCATATCAGGTTCCGAAGGGTCCCAAGTCGGCGTAAGGTACATTGTATCCAGGACATCAATGAACAGCCGACCCTTGAGCACGCGTAGCAGTAGTGCAACAGAACCGGTAGCGCCGTTCATCGCGGCTTCGGTCATCGTGAGATTGAGGCGAGTTTCTTTGGCGATATTGGCGAACGCGCCACGCACTTTCGGATCGGGACTGTCGATGGTAGGAAAGTGGCCCTCACTGAACAACAGTGACACGCTGTCTTCAACGACAATGCGGCAAAGCGGATATCTGACACTCGGGCGGCGCTGGCGTAGAGGGATGTATTCGCCGGTTGGGCTTCTCTCTTCATGAAAGTG